AATATTTGTATCTGTCCAATCATTACTGCACAGACTTATATCTCCTGTCCAATGTATCCACGCTTTAGTCATGGGTAAAATACACGGCTCTTTTAAAGTTTTATCACTTGCTATAACATTATTATATATGTCATTTCTATTCTGAACTTGCAAAGGAGTTACTTCCCATTCTTCGGGTTCAACAGTTTGATCCCAATACCTATGTTCTTTTGCTGGAAGTATTGCTTTTCTTCTTTCCATTTCTTCTTCACTTTCATAAGTATTTATTACTGCTTTATCAAATAATGCAAACCAGTGTTTTCTTTTATCAAACTTATACCCATTAGTTAATATTCTAGTTTTATATAGTCTCCAAGGAGTATGCAGTCTGTTTATCATATCTTCTGCACGAGGGTGTAAACTATTTTCTCCTCTACCACTCCAACATATCCAACCATTATATTTAATTTTATCTAAATAAGTAATAAAGTTATCAAATACTTCATAAGGCATATGTTCATTAATATTTGGATATCCTTTAGACCTTGGGCAATAATTACAAGTCTTATTGCAGAGTCCTGTTACATCTATATTAATTAACCAGATAGCTTGCGCCATGCTTTTAGATTTTCCTCCATGTGTCTTTCTTTTTATCCTCGCAATATTCCCATATTTTCCATGGAATACCTTGTTTATATAATACTCCTGCCCAACTAGACCCCGCTATTGGTGGTCTACTCTCAATAAATGGAAAAGGACAATCCTTTAACCAAATTACTGATGCAATATCTTTCTTCTCAACTTTTCTTATTTTAAGATATTTTAATTGAGCTGTTGTTGTTTTTTCATCATACCAATAAACTCCATTGGTATCTATAAAATGCTTTCCCCTATGCTTCATCATTCCTACTTCGTCATCTATTTGATAACGCAAAGGATATATACTTTTCATTGGTGTTTGCAGCCTTCTTATTCCTATACTACTACCATCCATATTTTTATCATCTACTACTTGGTCACCAATAATAACCAGTCCATCTATTTCTTCTGGCTCTTCATTTATGACGTAAATAGGGAATCTAATTTTTTGCATATTTCCTCATAAGTTTCATCAAAAATACTTATCTTTAATATTTTTCTTGGTTTATCATACACTACAGCTCTATGTCTTTTAGTAGTATCAATAACTGCCATTCTATACTGAAACTTTTCGGCTTTTTCTCCTATTTCAATATGCCCTGCACTTTCTAAATCATCATTTAGTAAGTAATTTATAGCACATTTAGTGTCCCAGTCAGTATGCCAAGGTATAGTTTCAGTTAACTTTATTATTTTCATGTTCCATCTACCGTTAAACTGAACTGGAGGTATTCTAGTAAAAGTATATCCCTCTATAGTTTCTTTACCGTGATGTTTATATTGCTTCCATTTATAATTATAACTTGTGATACTCATCCCATCTCTCTAATACTTTATCAAAAGGTTCATCAAAACTTAATACTAAATCTCGTCTCTGTATTCTTGTTATAGTTTTTAAACTATTCATATCTACTAATAGTGGTTTATCAGTCTTTACCTCTAGTCCAACACTCCCTTCATTGTTTGAGCTTACTATTTTATGTCTAGATTCTTTATCTATATGCGTAACATTCCAAATGATTCCAGTCTGACCCAATACAGGATATTTAGCATAAAAATCTTCCGGCATAACTTTTACAAAGAAAAGTCTACAATGCATCTTTTTAGAAAAAGGAACTTTATATTGTGCTACTGCATCTAAATACTTGCGGGTAACGTCTGTATGCCACATATTACCATCAGCGTTTGCGTAATTATTTAGGTCTACTTCCCATTGAAAGTTTGTGCCTTCTCTAATTTCTTTTATCCAATACTCTTTATCAATCGGATAACGTATTGTTTTCCATAGTTTGTCTAATTTCATATCCTCTTCACTTGTCTTTCCAAGACCAACCCTCTTCAATAGATGATTGTACTCCTTGAATAAAATCTCTATCTTCTTCTGATAATATTGACCAAAACTTACTAACATCTAGTGTTTGATCGTATACTTCGTCAGGATTCTTCAAATGAAAATCCTCGTTCATAAGCATCTCTATTTTGTCTAGTCTAATCTGTATTTTTTCTTTAAGATTCATAAACAAACACCCAATTTTTTCTACCCGCTGGGTCAATATTAGTTCCTATTTCTCTACATCCAAAGTCGAGAAAGACTTGTCTGCCCTTCTCATATGTAATCTCTAGCATCATGTTAGGACTACCTAAATTATTTTTGCAAAACTCACGCCCTGTTGTTAAGTCATAAGTTGATGCACCCCCTTTGTAAGCATCTTCCCATGCTTGTCTACGAAATGCGGGATAACGATACTCTGTACCATCATCTCCTGTAAATACTTTATTTGTGCACAAAGCATTTACGCCTATCATTAGTTGTGGCTCTATACCTAGAACTGTATCATATGACATCATATAATATTGATTTTTATCATAATGTGCTTCTAAGTCTTGATAACAGACCTGATTTCTTACTATAAATCCTTGTATTCTCAACTGTATGACTCTATAAAGTTCATCAGTTGTTAATTCTTCATAAGGTTTAACTATCGTAACTATTGACATAATTAACACTCTCCTGTACTCTTAGTTTAGCTTGTTTAGCTGTTTGTTCTGAAAACCATCTTTCGGCACACTTTTTACATCTACCACACGTTTTTAAATCATCTGTAGGATTATTACAAGTAAATATTAAATCATATAACTCTTTGTTACTTCTTACAAGTAATGATATTATTTCTGCTTTTGTCATCCACTCAAAAGGAAATATATTGACAGGTAGATTCATAACTGAGTTTAAAGATACTTGTGTAACTTCTAAAACATCTTCGGCATCTACTGCTAGTATTCTATTAGGATATCTTAATTGTACTCTTTGTCTAAAACTATCTTCTGCACTAGAACCCCATACTATATTTTTTACTCTCATCTTGTTTCCTTTTATGAGTTGTAATATAGCTGATTGATACTGATATACAGCAAAGAGTCCTGGATTATCTTTAGGAATATCACATACAGTTGTAACTAAAGGAACTCCTAGTAACTCACATTGTTTTTCAGCAGCTTGTTTAGATGCTTCAAATATTTTATTAGGGTCTGCCTTATCTGCTAAGTGTAGACCTACAACTTTCATACCTTTATTTACTGCATACAATAAAGCAGCAGTAGATTCAGTGCCACCACTTACGCATACTACAGTATCTTTATTTTTCATAATATTCAAAATCTTTTCTCCACCACTCTTTTACAAAGTTTTCTGCTTTCTCTGACCATATACACTCTTGTGTAGGAGATACATTATCTACTCTTTCAGGAAGATTCAACCACTTCCATATAGTTCCTTCTTCTAGTTTAAATACTTTTACTTCTTCTCTTATCCAAGTCCATTGAGGTAAAAACAAAATCTCTATTTCACTATTATGGGCATGAGTTCTATCTAGGTATATATCTATATTATCAAACAGTCTCCAAAACTGACCTTTTGGTAAGTATTGAGAAGCTCTTTCTGTCCACTCTGAGAACTCCGTATTTACTAGCTCCAGCTTACACAAGTGCTTATAAACACTTTCCCATCTTGCCATAGGGTATCTAATTTGAGTTATATATTGATAGTCAGGATAGAAAGGTTTATATCTATCATAAGTAGCGTGCATATTATTTACTTCTACCCACTCGGCTTTATTTGTCTTCCATTTTGAAACTGATTTTAAACCAGAAGTCCATGTTTTCATTGCCATTTTCTTATCTTTAGGTAAGCGGTATAGCCTATAAGCTGTAGTTACAGAGCTACCACCACACTTTGGTATATGTATAAATATTATTTTATCGTTTTCAAATATCATATCCGAACTGCTTAAAATCTCTTTTGTAGTATCTAGTAAATAAACTCTGTGCTTCATCAGACCAGGTTACTTCTTTTCTATTAACTGCTACATTTCTTTTTCTTTCTTTTATACCTAGTCGTTTCCATATAGTTCCTTCTTCTAATTTATGAACTTCAACTTCTCTATCAATCCAATACCACATAGGCTTACCCATTATCATATATAAGGACTTTAATTGATCCTTACCCTTTCGATCAAAGTATTTATTCATATTTACAACACCTTGACACTGTACTATTATTGTTTTTATAGTCCAATTATTAAAATCATATTCAAACTCTTTGTGTCTTTTTAAGTGCCAATACATACTTTCCCATCTATCATAAGGGTTTCTTACTTGAGTTATAAACTTGTTATACCCTCTATATTTGTACCAATCTGCATACATATTAAACTGATTATGAAAACAGTTTTGTGTTATACTTCTACCACCAGTCTTTGGAATATGTATAAATACAAAATCTCCAACTATTTTACCTGCTAACGCTTCTTTACGTCGCTCTTCTCCCATAACTTTAATATTAAAGCTACGTCCGTCTTCTCTAGAGAAGTCCATATAATTTTTCAAACTTACCAAGAGAGTAATCGTCTGCAACATCAAAGTCACAACCAACTGGAGCGTCAGGTATTGACAGTCCTCTATCTTTTTGAATAAACTCTTTCAGTTTCTTACTATATAGTTCTACCTCATCTTCGGGCACTTCTGCTAAAATGGAGTCATGCACTAGAGCAAAGATCTTTGCTTTCATACCAGTCTTGCGAATATACTTCTGAGTATCGATTGCACCAAGCAGATTGATGTCGGATGATACAGACTGTACTAGTGCATTTACTCCTGACCTAACTTCGTGAGCAGCGATTCCCTTGTCTTGTGAAAAGACATTTGGTAATCTTCTCTTTCTTCCGAAATGAGAATAAATAAAACCATTAGCTTGAATAAACTTCTGCATATTATTTAACCACTCTCGCAGTTTGGGGAACGCTTCAAAGTAATCTTTGATAACCAATTGAGCGTCTTGCATAGTAAACTCACTACCACTATCTTTAGTAACTTGTTCACTAATCTTTTTCGGGCCTGCTCCATACATAATACCAAATGTAACAGCTTTAGCTTGTTGTCGTTTGTCTCCGTAGAGTTCTGCGACTTCTTCAACTTCACATGGAAGTTTGAATACTTGCTTAGCAATTGTACTATGGAAGTTTCCTCCAGACTTAAACACATTCATCAGACCTTTATCATTTGCTAGCACAGCTGCACAATATACTTCTGCAGTAGTTAAGTCCATGGCAACTATTTTATGACCCGCCTTTGCCTTGATACAACCCTTAACTGTGGGATTGTCTCGCGGAAGCTGTTGCATATTTAGTTTACCACTACTAGATAGTCGGCCTGATGTAGTACCATGAAGGTTGAAACCAGTGCGCAGTCTGCCATCTCTATCGAGATTCGGTATAATTTTATCAAGATATGTATTCTTAATTTTAACCTTTTGTCTGATTTCTAAAATGTGTTTAGGTACTTCGTGTTCTTCGGCAAGTTGCCCAAGAACTTCTGCGTCTGTGCTATGAGCACCAGTACCCGTTTTCTTACCCGTTGGGGCTAAGCCTATGTAATCAAATAGTAACTCACGAAGTTGTACTGTACTATTTGGATTAAACATACCTCCTTTGGCTTTTTGATATGCTCTAACCTCAGGGAAGGATTCAAGAGCAGCTACAGCTACATCAATATCTTCCTGCATCCTTTTCTGTCCAAACTCTAGTCGAGCAAGGTCAAAAGGAACACCGTTAGATTCTACATCTTTAAGGAATCTTACTCCTTCAATAAGAAGATTTTTATATACCCAGTATAATTTATCATTTTTCAATATTGCTGCTTCAAACTTTTCAAATAACAAGAAGGTAACTATGGCATCCATTGCAGCATAGTATTTCATTGTTTCAAATGGAATCATAGAATAACTAAAGTCTGCTTTTAATATTCCTGTTTTCTTCTTGTACTCTTGTATATAGTTATCAAGTTCTGCCTCATAGTCTCCATATGGAGTATGATTCATGGCTAGTTGTTTTAGTCCATGTGTTCCTGGGTTTTCGTCAAACATATAGTGCATTAGCATTGTATCTTCAAAGTTTGGGAACTTGAAGTTGAAATGATACTCAAACCATTGTAAATCAAACTTACTGTTATGAAATACAACTCGTTTCTTATCAAATAGTTCTTGCATCATTTGTTCTGCTTTATCGTCTATACATTCTGTGTCTACATATACACCATGTTCTTTTTTGTATGACATAGAGAAACCAAGCATATAACCATCACGGCAATATAATGCTGATGTCTCAGAGTCAAGTGCTATGTAATTGTTTGGGTGGTCTAACGCTTCTTGTAAATACTTATGCAGTTCTTCACTGTCTTGTATACCAAAGCATCTGTCTTCGCCTAGCGTCATTTGTTTTAAATCTCCGCTTATGTACCCCGATATACTCTCAATTGCTTCCTCGAACGACTTCTTTGCTTCTGGTCTGAACTTTATCATAGCAGGGTTAATTAAACCTAAAAACTTATCATCAACAATTTTTCCATTGTACTCTGTTATTGATGTCTTTCTTGTAAAGTTTTTGAAAGGCTCTGAACCTACTAGAATGAGCCAATCGTACGAGTCGATATCGATTTCAATATCAACATCTCTTTTTAATATTTTCTGTTTTGAACTATCTGAACACAGGGCATACCTATCATGCTCGAAGTCAAAGTACTTATCATAATTAGTACTTGTCATTGTTCTTTCTATTATTGCTACGTTAGCCATATAATTTTTCCTTTAATCTTTCTATTTCTGCTTTTGTTAAATTGCCAGGGTCTATATTATCTCTTAGTTTTACTACTCTAGCACTCATTTCTAATTGTTCTGCTAAACTTTTTGCTTGTTCAGCAGCTTGTCTACCCGCCTCATCCCCGTCAAACATAATATCTAAACCTTGAACGCCTTGTAGCTTTAGTAGACTTAGTTTGACCCAATTCACTTGTTGTGTACCAAATGTGCACACTGTATTTTTGAGACCTTTGTCCCAAAGGTTAAGAGCATCAAAGATACCCTCCACCAATATAACTCTGTTTTGAAAAGGTTTTACTTTTGCAGGGCAAAAGGGCATTTCTGCCCCATTGGGATAGATATAGTACTTATTTATTCCTATATCATTTATTGCTCTGCCGATAAGTGCAACTGTTTTTCCTGTGATGTCACGAATAGGGAAGATGATGCGGTTCTCAAACTTGGGAACATTCCAAGTAAAAGCATCCCATATGGCTAAGGTATCTTCGCTTATATTACGAAAACCGCCACCTTTCCATGCTAGTCTATCTTTTGGGAGTGATATACCAACGGTTTCTGACCTGACTTTTTGTATTCTTTCTTTGATTCTGTGCGCTCTAACTTCTAATGGAGAAGCTGGTGCACCATAATATGTAAATAGGTTTCCTTTGAAACCACAGGAAAAACAGTGAAATATCCCTGTAATTCTATCGACGCGCATTGAAGGGTTACTATCATCATGCTCAGGATTTAGACAATGAATCTTCGCATCCTTTCCCGAGATGTGGTATTCAATGTGTTTCTGTTGTAAAAGTTCTTCTGCCGTCATTATTGTATATATTATAACCGATTTTCGGTTGTGTGTCAAGAACTATTTTAGGATATTCTTCTTGTGCTTCCATGGTAGTTCGTCACCTAGCCTTTCATACTCTCTAAACTTTGGGTCGTCCTCATAATACATAGACTTCCATACTAACTCTGCCATTTGAAACCAAACAGCAACAGCTTTATTCCTAAACTCTTTGTCTCCCCATAGGTAATAAATTAGCCACCATTCTTTATCAAACCTACATACTCTAACTTCTTGTTCCCATAATTCAGGTAATTCACTAAGAACTCTTAGTCTTTGACTTCCTGCAATAGGGTACCAGTTAGGCATACAGAGAAGAGGAGAACGCACTCCTTCTTTTCTTAGTGCTTCTTTTAGCGGTTCGTTTGGTGGAACATTTTTTATATTTTCTTTGACTTTATCTTGTTCTAACAACCATCCTATTGTTCTTACATACCATGTATGCGGAGGCAAAGGCACTAGCTCTGCTGTTTCTCTACTTACTCTATCATCTGCCATTATATATTACCATTGTGTATATCTTCTATTGTTTCTTCGTACATAGGTCTAAAATCTTCCAAAGTTGGAAAACTTATATTTAGTTTCGTTTCTTGGTTAGTATATGCAATCTCTGCACAATGACAATGCCATGCTTCTTCTAATTGGTGTTCTGTGTATAAGACCATACTCCCGCCCTCCTAGCGTCTTCCTTTTGTCCTTGTTTTCTTATTTTTCTACTTCTTTCTGAAATAGGGTTAAGCACCCATAAATATTCATTCTTTACTGTTTTCTTTTGTACCATACTTTGTCCCATGTTTTATTTCTATCAAAAAAGCACTTGTAGAACAACTGATATATTCCTCTAACATCAGTTACATCATAATCTTCGACAGGCTTCCCTATAGAATAAAATCTTTCATTACCAATCCACAACGTAAAGCCTTTTTCTTTTTGTAGTTGTTTCCATTCTTTATCCCACTCTGGGTTTTCAAGTGGTATTTTAAAAATCAATTTCTCATTATCAACTCCAAGTTCATATAGATTCCCACACTTTACATATTTTAGTGGGGGTAATCTTCTATCAAACTTCATGTTAATTTTATTGTTTCCACCTTTTTTGTTTGGTGTCAACTCTTTAATCTTGTCAAACTTATTCTCTATAAGTTTTGTATCTTGTAGACCTGGAACAATAACTAAACATTCTAAATTAATTTCAGGGAATAACTTCCACAGCCATAGCCTATTCATTCCATAAGGTACTGTTATATATTTTCCATTTGTCCATACTTGTAAAGGATTTACAAATCCTTTATCTAATACATCTCTGATAAAGTGATATAATCTTATATCTATTCTTCCTTGCTGTCCTTGAATCCATGCTCTAGTAGATATAAGAGGGTATTCATAGTCTCGTACTTCTTTCATACCTTTATCTAGTATGTTTGTTTGAAATACTAGCATCCTATTAGGTGCCCAGCTAGAATTAAATATCATATGTATCTTCTCCTGTCATCATTGTTTCTTTTAACTCAGCTTTTTCATCTGGGTCTAGAGCAGTGTGCGGG